GGCAAGGTCATCATCGCCACTTATGGAGTTGCAGCGGTGGGTATTAATATTCCTCGTATCTTTAATCTTGTGCTTGTTGAGCCCGGTAAAAGTTTTGTTAGAGTTATACAAAGCATTGGTAGAGGCATTCGCAAAGCGGAAGACAAAGACTTCGTACAAATCTGGGACATAACCAGTACAGCAAAATACGCTAAAAGACACTTAACAAAAAGAAAAGTATTTTATAAAGAAGCAAACTATCCGTTTACGGTAGAGAAAGCGGACTGGAACTAATGTTGTTACTTAATGGATGTAGTTATGGTTGGGCTTGGCAAAGTTTTCCTGGTACTAATCTAAGCAAAAGCGGCGGTAGCATTGCCCGTAGTGTAAGAACTACAATAGAATGGATTATTACAAATGGCAAACCAGACTATGTTTTTATTCCACTTACTATGACAAGCAGGTTTGAAATTGCACAAATTATGCTACAAAATATTCCTATTGAAGGTCCTTATGTAATTGATGGCGAATTTAAACACTATGAAATAGGTGCAAAACTTAGTGACAGTTGCTATATGGGTTATGACTATGCTTTTATGTGGATAACATTGCTTAGTACTTGGCTGGATTCACAGGGTATAAAGCATCTTATCTGGGATCAGTGTAACTCGTTTGATAAAAAACATATTGAGGGATTCAAAGGACTGAGTAAACTTAAACTTGTAGAAGCAAATCCTCGTGTAATTCCACTATTTGATTTTTGCGGAAACCAATTTCTGTTTGACAGCGGCGGCGACTGGGAATCCTGTGATGATGAAAGACCTATTTTTACACGACACTACAAAGACAGTGCATATCCAGCACTGCAAGAATATATAACAGAGTACATGGATAGTGTGCTTAATGAAAAGGTTAACTGGTAATGAGAATACTTACATTAGAAAACAATGCATATGAAATGAATGATATACCAGACGAGGTAGATGATTTACGATTTGCTATACTAGACAACAGTAATCCTCAGGATCCTGATTACTTTTTTATCCCACTCATCTTCTTAGAAAGTTTTAACAGTCCAGCAGTAGTGCTTGACATAGGCGGCAATATGATACGCATGCCTGTGGATTGGAAGATACTTATTGGTGACAGAGACGTTGGTGACCTTGAAATGCTTAATTTTAGTAGTCTAAATGATCGCGGTTTTAATGCATTTGTGTTTAATCCGCTGGGAGATTTTAGACATGATTACATGTCAGTAAACATTGTGGATATTTACAGTGATGTAAAATGGTTTTTTCCTAAACTAAAGCAAGGACAGATACTTGCTATACCTATTGAAACAGATGTAGAAAATCCTCGTTGCGTGTACTGCGCAAAAGAGATTAATAAACAAAACGAGATTGTTAGCATTGACAAAGCCTGGTAAAACATTTTGTGTGTATCCATGGTTTGGTGTATATGTAGATGACAACAAATATAGAACTTGTTGTCAATTTCGTCCACAACAAAATTTTAGTGTAAATGATTACACAATAGATGAATTTAGAAACAGTGAATATCAAACTGGCGTGAGAGCGCGATTAGACGCAGGTGAACAAATACCTGAATGTACACAGTGCTGGACAGACGAAGCACATGGTGTGACTAGTATGAGACAAATGGCAGCACCTATGATCTTTCCTGACATGCGGGTTGCACAGGGACTAAAACCTACAAAGCCATTGCTTAGTGTGGATATGAAAATCGGAAGCACATGTAATTTTGCTTGTGCTATGTGTAATCCTGCTGATAGCACAAAACTACACAGTGAATGGATTAAAGATCAGGACAATGAGTTTGTCAAAGACTATAGTGTAAAATACAATGATTATTTTAATTATACTCGTGAAATTGCAATTAATCCTCGCCTTGATGTTCTTGAAAATGCATTGAACAGTGGTATTATTCATCTTAATATACTAGGCGGTGAGCCACTATTATACAAAAGCGCAATAGAGAAACTTGCAAACGTGAATACAAAACGTAAAAATAAAATTACGCTAAGTTTTGTAACAAATGGTAGTCAACCACTATTGCCTGTTGTAGAAAAATTACAGGGATATAAGCGTCTTAACATACAAGTAAGTTTAGAAGGTGTAGGCAACACTCAGGATTACATACGCAAGCACAGTAATTGGGCAACAATAGAACGCAATGTTTTAGACTTTAACGAACTGGATAGCAATTATCATACACTTACAGTGGTAAATTTAATACAAGCCTTGAGTGTAGAAAACACCACACTGTTAAGTGCTTGGTGTAATAAACATGATGTAAAATTACAACAGGATTTGTTATATAACCCAAACTACCTAAATATAAACAGTTTAAGTACAGAGTTTATCAACAGTTTGCCTAGTCATCCAAGTTTTAGTGAACACGAACATGTACCCGAACAACGTGACAGACTGCGTAGATTCGTTGCTTGGTATGAGACAAGACACACACTTAAATTAAAGGATATAAGTCCTGGAGTGTATAATGACATCTCGTAGAACTATGCCATGGCGCCCTGGTATGATTACCCCAGGTAGAATTATAAGAACTGATCATAGATGTTTTCAGTTTAGTCATAATCTAGACTTTTATACTGCAATAAAACATGGCGAACGTGCCAAGAGCATACAATACCGTGTTGAACAGTATTTAGAAAATCGTAATGATACAGAATATAATCTTAAAATTGAAAGCGATATAGTTGTGCTAGAGTTTAAAACACTTGACGATGCTCGCATGTTTGTGTTATCATTTAATGATGTTATAGATACACACGGAGTAAGGTATGACTAACACAGTTCATATATCATATTTTCCTGGCAGTGGCGGACATTTTCTAAGAGAGTTTTTAGATCCTGAAATAATAAAGTTAGAGGCACCTTATTGGGTAGATGAAGATTTTGAGCAAGGTGGAAGCGGCAAGGGCAAACCAAGTCCATATAGTAAAGACAGCCTTTTTAGTTGTGTCAGTATCTTTGCTACTCCTATACGTTGGACACCTGCAATACATATAGGATTAGGCCCTAAAGATTTGCGGGAGCATATACAGGTACGCACTATGGTCAGCACTAAGAACCTAGCCCGTAGCATTAACGAAGTTGATGCAATACTATTGGACATGCATCAAAAACCTGTTAAATTTTTAGATCAATCACTTATACATATTCCATTTAATTATACTATTAATTACAATGAACTGTTTAATTGGGCAACAATGCTTACACTGTACAGAGATATAAATGATAGTGAACCTGATCCTAGTAAGTGGGACTATTTTTTTAGTTACGCAAATAAACACAAGGAAATATATAGTAGTGGATATTATTTCTGTATTGAAAAAATATTTGAATTCGAGTATAATAATAACGTACAAGATAAGATGCGAAGTTGGAGTATACATGATGTAACTCCTGACAATCTACAAGGACTGCTATGTCTGACAAACTACCACTAAACACTGTGCTTGCTGCTATTGATCAAAAGCGGTATGACTTTTATGATGGTCTTACTCCGGAACATCAGAAGCAACTAGCACCCTTCCTTCTAAACCGTTATGTAAGTTTGGTAAAAGGCAATGCAGAACTACAAGCATACTACTTGATGGCTGGCAATCAGCGTGTAAACTGTACATACTTTGAACTTGCAAAGCATCCTAAACTTGTATGGCAGTTGCTATGCACAGTGAGTCCTGGTATGGGCACACAGTTTCATCAGTGGGTTGGACACAAGAAGAAAGATAAGAACAATAGTAGCAAGCGGCGTAAAGAAGTAGAACGCTTACATCCACAAGCAAAAAGTGACGAACTGGACATGCTTGCAGACATGTATACAGACAAGGACCTTAAAGCAATCTCAAAACTTTATGGTGATGTATGAACGACTTTACAAGTATCATTAAAGATGCTATAATTAATCGTACAATGGAAGATAAAAACTACACATGTCAGTACTGTGGCAAATCCTATCGCAAGGAAAGCACACTTGCTGCACATCTATGTGAACCAAAACGTAGAGCACAACAAGAGAATGAAAGCGGAGTCAAATTAGGCATGACTGCTTACTTGCGCTTTTATGAACTTACACAGGGCAGTGCTAAATTTAAGACCTATTCAGACTTTAGTGAAAGTGCATACTATAATGCTTTTGTAAAGTTTGGAAGGCACATGGTAAACATCCGTGCAATAAACACAGCCAAGTTTATTGACTGGGTAATTAAGAGCAATAAAAAACTAGACTACTGGTGCAAGGATGCAGTGTATCAAGAATACTTGATGGAACACTTGCGTAAAGAAGCAACACAGGATGCACTGGAGCGTAGTATAAAGACCATGGAAGCATGGGCAGAAGAAAAGGCGAGTGTGTTCAACCATTACTTTAACTATGTAAATGGCAATGTGCTAGTGCGAGATATAACCACAGGACGTATCAGTGCCTGGATTGTGTTTAATTGTGACAGTGGACAAGAGGCACTGGACAAACTTAGCACAGAACAAATAGAAATGATCTTCCCATATATCGATCCAGACTACTGGAAGCGCAAGTTTGTGGATTATTTTGCAGATACAGAATGGGTAAAGCATATACTTAAAGAGGCAGGACTATAATGTATGACATGCCAGATGTAGACATTGACTTTGCTAATCGCACACAGTTATTAAAACATGTGCAGGGCGTTGGTGCTAGACTTGAAAATGGTAACAAACACAATACAGGTGTTTATTTTAACCATATACCTGTAGCACATGATGGACTTGCAACACTGGATCACAAACGTGCAGAAGAACTTGGATACTTTAAACTGGACTTGCTTAATGTAAGTGTATATGAAAGTGTGCGTGACGAACTACACTTAGTAGAACTAATGCGTGAACCTAATTGGGAATTATTGCAACAGCGAAACTTCTTTGAAAAACTTATTCATGTTAGCAAGCACTTTGAAACAGCGGCTCGCATGCCAGAGGATATTACAAGTATACCTCGCATGGCAATGTTTCTTGCTGTAATACGTCCTGCTAAAAGACATCTTATAGGAAAAACATGGACAGAAGTTGCACAAACTGTATGGGATGCAGGACAGGATAGTTATAGTTTTAAGAAAAGTCACAGTGTAGCATATGCACAATTAGTTGCAGTGCATATGAATATATTGGAGGAAAAAAATGACTAAAGAAGAAAAAGAAAAATATGATTCAAAACGTTTGGCTGAAATACAAAATTTGCTTGTAAAACATATATCAGAAAATTTAAAATTGGATGAGGACTTTATGCTTATGGCTACTATGCTATTAAAACATAGTATGGTATTGTATAAAACATTCCTTACTGACGATCAAATACGAAAAATGCTACACCACGTAGGCGAAACAATTAATGATGAAGCGCATGATTTAGGTAATTATATAGATACTGACGACAAGGGCTCACCGCCTACTATGCACTAAACGTATATTGCTGGCACTAGATGCATGGCAACGGGCCAACTTAGCACAGTCATAGTTATAATCCAATATGTAGCAGTATGCAAGCACTGATCTAATACATTGGTCCACCACCATTTTTTACTGTGTCCAACAGCACCAATAGCACTGTTAAAATGATGTTTACAATAATCTATATGCCAGTGTATGATATAATCAACCACACCAATTAAGATTGAAATTTCTAATGGAAGTAACACAATTAAGCACACTAACATGGTTGCCAAACCGTGTTGTGCATAGTGATAGTGCGCCATACTGCTAAAGTATCTGTGCTTATCACTTGGGCCTATATATTGTTGCAGTCCTAGATCAACAATAAAGTGTTTTATCATTAGGAGTCCAAAAAGGGCCATTATTTTACCTTTTTAACCAACTGTATATTTCTTCTTTTGCTACGTTTCTTTGCTAGATCAGCAATGCTTACACTTGGTCCGCGCATTAATTCTGTGTCCCTAATGTTAAATGTAATTAAAAAACTTGCAAACTGTACAAAATCATTTTTTAGAAATAAATTGATAGGTATAGTGCGATTACTTTCCCACCACCATGTTTCACCTAAATCTAAAAAAATTGGCTTTAAATTTTCATTAATTCTGCTATAGTCATACATGCTTAACACAGTATCATCTTGATTCTGTACTATACCAATGTATTCATTACCACCATAAGTCACTAAACTCAAGAACGGATATTTTTCAAATATTTCTTCTGCTAGTGGAGGCATTCATTACTTTCGATAAATACAGTATGACTGTTACTACTGGATATTTATATGCACAAAAACACACTGCAGTAGTTACTGACACTGGAGTTAGCAATCAAATGAGCATGTTTTACACACCAAATATAAAAGTCTATCGTGGGATAGATAATTTTATCCGTATTGAATTTAAAAATCGTGATCAAAAACGTGTTGTTATGACAGATCACACAGCAAACATTGTAATATTGGATAAAGAAAATAGTGTTGCATATGTAGAACGTGCGCTTACAGCAATTGATTCCCGTCGTGGACTGTTTGAAGCAAGTATTACAGAAAGTGATTTGTTAAATTTAGATTCTAAGTTTTACAGTTATGCACTTAAGGTAACTGATGGTGAAAGCCGAACAAGTCCCGCATACGCAGACGACAACTATCATGCTAATGGCACACTTGAAGTATGTGAAGGCGTATATCCAACTTTTGTCGAAAGCACTACAGAAGCATTTGCTAGTGGTAACACAGGCAGTACAATAACAATCAAACCATATGTAAATCGCAATACAGCGCAACACACTGCACAAGTTTATTTTAGCAGTGCGTTTACAGGCACCCTGGAGATACAGGGCTCAATTAATCCTAGTAATAGTATTCAAAATGCTGATTTTACAACTATAGCAACAGAAACATACACTGCACAAACTGACAATGTCTATGTAAACTTTACAGGCGTGTACAGTGCAGTACGTTTTGTGCGTACAACTACTAGTGGAACCCTGAGTCAAGTATTATATAGACCGTGAAACTAGTAGGTTTTGGCTGCAGTTTTACCTATGGCAGTGAACTAGTAAATCCTGAATTAAATTTTCAAGGTGCTGAATTTCACCGTCGTAATACACGTTACAGAGAAAGTAATGTTTGGTTAGGACAACTAGCCAAACGTCTAAATGCAACCTGGGATAATCGTGCAGAGCCTGCTAACAGCAATTATGCCATACAATATCAGTTTGCTGACTGGTTTAATAACAATAGGAATCCTAGTGAGCGTGTAGCAGTGTGTGTTGCTTGGACAGACATTACTAGATTCAGTTGGCTAGATGATACTTGGACACACAATGGCACAGTTCGAAATGATGAAAAGTTTTTGCATAGTCGCAAAGATTGGATTACTAGTGATGTTGATCATAACTATTGGACTGATGCTGCAAAACTATTTGTAAACAGTGTATGTAAACTTAATAATATTCCTATACTACAGTTTAATGCAATAGGCGTTCATAGTACCACAAATTATTCTGGCTATTTTGTAGATGGAAGCACAATGGAAGACGTACTTAAACAGGCACAATCAGAGGATGATCGTAAACAATTGTTTGCTAGTGGAGGACATCCTTCAGAAGTAGGACATTTTTGGTTTACAAAACGCTTGACACTTTTTGCAAAAGAGCATATACTACTATAGATGAATGGTATACAACAAGCAGTATTAGATAGTTTGCCGGGCAAACAAAAGCGAACTACCAATGGCTGGATTTCGTTTAATGCTGTATGCTGTCATCACAATGGCGAAAGCATGGACAAGCGTAACAGAGGCGGAGTTATCGCAAATGGTGATGCTATAAGTTATCATTGCTTCAACTGCAACTTCAAGACAGGTTGGCAGCCAGGCAGACACATTAGTTTTAAGATGCGTAAACTACTTACATGGTTAGGCATTGATGAGAATACACGACAGATGCTTAACATAGAAGCACTGCGTATAAAAGAAACTGTTATACCAGAAGATGTAGAAGAAGAAAAGTTTGAAGTAGAATTTAAGAGTAGACCACTGCCTGAAGGGGCAACGCATGAACTGCCTGATAACATTCGTGAATATGCAGTTAAACGTTGTTTGCCTGTAGATAAACTGATGTACAGTAACAGTCAACCTGCAGGCATGTGGAAGCGTATTATAGTCCCTTTTAAATGGGGAAGGCGTACAATAGGATTTAGTGCAAGGAGTACAGACGATGCCGGAAGACCCAAATATTTTACTAGTCATGATAGTGGCTACGTTTATGGGATTGATTCTCAGTTGCCTGATGCTAGGTTTGTAGTAGTTACAGAAGGACTACTAGATGCTATGTGTATAGGTGGTGTTGGTATAATGAGTAATCAATGTAGTGAAATACAAGCACAAATTATTGACACACTGGGCAGAGAAGTTATACTAGTACCAGACAGAGATCGTGCAGGACAAAAACTTATAGATGATGCACTGGAGTATGGCTGGAGTGTAAGTTTTCCTGACTGGGAAGCAGACGTAAAAGATATTAATGATGCAGTAGTACGTTATGGTAAACTGTTTACACTCAAAAGTATTATTGATGCAAAAGAAACAATGAGCCTAAAAATTAATTTAAAAAGGAAAAAACTTGGCTAAAGAATATACAGCAGACTTACAAAAACTATTTTTAGAAATGATGTTACATGATGCACAGAATTATGTGCGTGTGCAGAACATCTATAATATAGATAACTTTGATAGAAGTTTACATGACACTGCAGAGTTTATTAAAACGCACAGTGACGAACATGGCACACTGCCTACACATGAACAAGTTCGTGCAGTAACAGGCGTTGAACTAAAGCCTGTGCCAGATATTACAGAAGGACATAATGACTGGTTCCTTGTAGAGTTTGAAGGATTCACCAAGCGACAGGAACTAGAACGTGCTATTCTCAAGAGTGCAGACCTGCTTGAGAAAGGCGAATACGAACCAGTTGAAAAGATCATTAAAGATGCTGTACAAATATCGCTTACTAAGGATATGGGTACAGACTACTTTGAAGATCCTCGTGCTAGACTTATGGCACTAAAAGACAATAACGGGCAGATTAGCACAGGTTGGCCCGCTATGGATCGTAAACTGTTTGGTGGCATGAACAAGGGAGAACTTAATATTTTTGCAGGTGGATCAGGATCAGGCAAGAGTTTGTTTATGCAGAATCTAGCAGTGAACTGGGTAACACAAGGACTAAATGGTGTGTATTTGACACTGGAACTTAGCGAAGGTCTTAGTGCTATGCGTATTGATAGCATGCTTACAAATGTAAGCACCAAAGAGGTTTTCAAAGACTTGGATACTGTTGAAATGAAAGTTAAGATGACAGGCAAGAAAGCAGGTAACTTGCAAATCAAATACATGCCAGCCCAGAGCAACGTTAATGATATCCGTGCATACTTGAAAGAACTACAGATCAAGAACAACTGGCGTGTAGACTTCTTGTTGATCGACTACTTGGATTTGCTTATGCCAGTAAGTGCAAAAGTAAGCCCAAGTGATTTGTTTGTTAAAGACAAGTATGTAAGTGAAGAATTGCGCAACTTGGCTAAGGAACTGGACTGTGTGTTTGTAACAGCATCGCAGTTAAACAGAGGCGCAGTTGATGAAATAGAGTTTGATCATTCTCACATTAGTGGTGGTCTTAGTAAGATCAACACAGCGGATAACGTGTTTGGTATCTTTACAAGTCGTGCAATGCGCGAGCGTGGTCGCTATCAGATACAGTTAATGAAAACTAGAAGTAGTAGCGGCGTTGGTCAAAAGATTGATTTAGAGTTTGATATTGAAAGTTTACGCATCCGGGACTTGGGAGAGGATGAGGAGTATCAACAGTTTAAGAAACAGTCAAGCAGTATCTATGATCAACTTAAAAATAAAGATAGCGGGGGCGTAGTCACTGCGCCAGATCAAGAAGCAAACAAGATTACTGCAAGTGTACAAAGCAGTAAACTAAAAAACATGCTTGCTGGACTTAAGACTAGTGACTAAGGTATTGATCTAGTCTGTAGCCTTTTGCATCATAGCAATCAATATAACGAGCACCATTGCTCATGCGTATCTTTCCACTGCCCGCAACTACATCACTGTCTCTATATCCAAACGGCTTTTTAATAGTAACATCTACATATTCGCCATTGTTTACACCCAGTGTTACAAATGTAACATAGCGTCCTTGTTCACCTCGAAACACACGCCCATTAGCAACTAAGCCTGCAAAGTTTACTCTATCGCCCCAGGTCTCCTGTATAAACATACTGGGCATAAACTCTGGCTGTGTCCAGTATCCGTGACGTTTGTATTGTTGCTGTGGAGATTCTGTAATTCCATTTGGATATCCTAAGTCACGCAGATCCCAACCTGCATTCTTTGCTTCTGTTTTGTGTACCCAGCGTCTGTAACTGCCCTGACAATGTTTAAGTGCAGCACGCCAAAACTCTTTTGGGTTGTGTGCTTTATTATAGGCGAGTGCCCAGATAAGTCTGCCTAGATTTACAGCATGCGCTCTGCACAATCCAAAGTTACCAAGTCCATATAGTTCTTGTATAATTTCTTCCTTGCGTTCACTGTCGCCCATGCGCTCCATGAACTGCATAACTTTTTCTTCATCACGTTTTGCAAACGCACGACGATACATGTCTGCTTCATACATATCACAGTTGATAAGTTTTGCTATTTTTCTAATAGCATCATCTTCATATACAATAGTATCCTCTAGGCGTTGCTCAGTCCAGTCCTGAAAAAATGCTGCTTTTTGTCTGCCTGTAGTAGCAACAGGTCTAATAAGTGCAGTAGCGAATACGCAGTCTGCTTTGCTTTGTGGTTGTATTGCTTGGAAAAGTCTGCGCATTGCTGGCGACTCTGCTTGTGTTACACCAATAACATCTCCTCTACAAAGCATCTGACTTGTTTCAAAGTCCTCTTCAGGGTATGCTTCAAGTGGGGTATCGCTGTCTATTTCTAACAATTGGCTAAGTCCTCTGTTAGCGAGGATATCTATCTTAAGATGCTCTAAATCTTCTACTTCACGCTTGTCCAGTAGTATTTGATTGTCTGCGTTGATTAAACTTTTTGGTATCTTGTGATTGAATACAAGTACACCTCCGCAGTGTTTCGATATTGCTTTCTTTTTGCCTATTAGTTTTCGTTCGATTCTCATTGCTTCTTCCTTGTCTATGTCTAAATCTTCGTACTTAAAATTGCGAGGAAGTTTACCAGATGCGCCAAGACGGCGTGCCGCTTCTCTGCGGGCACCGCGCTCTTTATAGGTAACATAGTTGCTGATCCTGGCACTTTTGCCGGGCCATTTATCAAATATC